TGGATAAAGATAATCCCGTAGTTTCTTTTCAAGTCTAGCTCTTTTCTTAAATTTCCAAGAACCCCATCAAGTTTCCGGTACAATCGTACATAATCTTTTTAGGTATGAGTGCTCGAAGCAGTAAACTACGCAATATCTCTCTAACCGATAATGCAGCCATTTCAACATTTCTTTCTCCTTTTCTAGTGCTGGAAGTGGGACTTGAACCCACACGCCCATTACAGGCAGGGGATTTTAATTCCCCTTTGTCTGCCGATTCCAACATTCCGGCCTAATGAGGACTTACACTACCTTAGTAGATGCCTCAAACGCTAATCTTTCTTCTTCAAGTTGCTGACGTGCCTGATCTTCAATCTTCAGGTAATCATTATTCTCGATTTCCGTTTTTACATCACCTCCTCTCAAGTTTCCATAGAATCACGTTAAGCTTCCGCTTTGGCTTCTTCCAAGGTATCTGCATCTAGGGCAAAAATTTCATCCTCATCCTCATCATCCTCATCATACCAATCCCACATTTCCTCATCTCGATCTGAGAAGATGTGGATTACTCGACCATCCGGCAATTCTGCCTTATGTTCGTTATTCTCGCCACCCTCGACCTTTTCCCACTCCATCTTACTCTCTCCTTAAAAGGTGCAAACAGTTGCATTACTCTAAAGACCAACCATTTTGCCATGAAGCCTTGTTTCCAGCTTCATAGGCTTCTAGTATATTCTTAGGCACATTTGAAATGTCCAGGAAATCTTCAATTAGTCCTGCATAACCCGGACCCGCTAATGCGGACCTAGCAAGTAAATTCATTTCTCGTACAATTCGAGAAACCATTTCAAGATGATGCTCCAATCTTGCTTCGGATGCATCTGATCTATCCATGTCGAGCTTCCTTCAATTTAGCATTTAAAGCTTTCAGTACATAATACCGCTCTAAACGCTTTTGTTCCTTTTTGTCAATTTTCTTGGGCTGTTTCTTAGTCCAGTCCCCAACCTTATTCAGGATAGCCTGGTCCACTTCAGGAATCCCTGTACTTTCTGATGGTACTTTAGCTAATCCTTTATGGAGATCAGCTAAAAATTCTAAGTGTAATTCCTCCCGCGTTTTTTCTCGACCAAAGGACATCACGATTGCTCCGTCTAGAGTATCGGCTTGATTAGTATATTGTATAAAATTACCCTCTGAGCGACAAGGGGTAATTTAGTTAATATTTTACACTGCGATCTGCTCTGGCTTGAGTTCACTCACCTTGCAATCAATCAAATCTAGGACAAAGCTGTTCCGCAAATCTCTCTCCATCTCGGCGATATCATTCCGCCAAGCGGCGAGAAGTTTACCTTTGACAATCTCCGCAGTCCTGGGATCAGTGTAGATGTAATGGTAGTACACCTCATATTCCCGGAACCGAATAATCCAGACCTTCTTCTGATTCAGGGTCACTGAAAATATGGGTAGCGTTGACATTGCATTATCCTTTGATGCAAGTGCTTGCAGGTTACTTTAAATGCTTCCATCTTTTGCCATTTATAATAAGATTTACAGTAGTCCTACTTATGTCAAATAACTTGGCTATATCTTTTTCTATCCACATATCCTTATTATACAGCTCTTTTATACGTTCAATATCATCTTCTGTAAGTTTAGATTGTCTATTCTTACCACCTATAGGGGTTCTACCATTTCTAATAGCGTCTTGCATGTTTTCAAAGCGAGTTCCCCAATATAAATTTTCAAGCCTATTGTCGGTTTTCATATCATTCTTATGACAACATTCCATCCCATTAGGGCAGGGTCCAATAAATGTCTCTAAAATTAGGTGATATACAAGTCTAGTATAGGTGCGTCCCTCTTTACGCAGTTTTACATTTAATCTACCATTACTATTAACTACGGGATTTAATTTTCTAAGTTTACCATCATATACACCCTTAGTTCCATTACCCCGTTTACTCCATATATTTCCTTGGATATCGGCGTAATACCCAAGAAAATTTGGAATCTGCTTCAAGCCACCCATTACCCTAATCCTAAATGCTTTTTAAGGAGCTTTGCAACTCCAATTTTATTCAGATGAGTCATTCTCATTAACGATACTATTACTTCATCCATTCTCACATTTTTATCTACGCGAGAATCTTTCCACAGCCATTTACCTCTATTACTATACACAACAAATTCAACTTCTAGATTAGTTTCAAAATGTTTAAGTATAATGGCATACTTTTCTATCTCAACCTTAAATGTCTCATCATTCTTGTTACGAGGATATATCGTAACACAACGATTCTCGCCGCGGATATAGTAATTACCTACTATATCAGCATTCTGCCATTTAGATAGATCACTATCTCCACGCATAAGGGATTCACGCTGTTTCATAGCCTCGTCTGGAAAAATCCAGCGAGACGATTCGCGAGTCACACCGATAATTCGAGCAGGGGTAGCCATTTTATATCCTCCGATTCGTGCAAGTGTTTGCATTTTGTTCGCAAGGATATTGTATAGAAATGAAAGTATATGGCAAGGATTGTATGGGAAAATGCGGGCGATTTAGGACTAACTATTTCATCTCATCTAACTGAGAAGGTAGTTTATTGTGACTTCTAAAGATAGCATCCTGCACTTTCCACCAAATATCGGTAGTTACACCCTTTAATTGATTCCAATCCATCTCTACTGAACTAGCGTCCGCATGCTTAGGATGATCCTCCGCAAGTCTAATCGAGGAGTTAATCATCCTCTCAATACTGTTTTCGCTAATCTCCTTAGTCTGACGATCATTAAGTTCAAGAACTACAACTAATTTCATTTTACCCGCTCCGTGGTTTGTGGCTAGTGTGATCCCGATAGAACCGTTTTATAAGGTATCGGCAAGCGCGGCAAGGAGCTTGATTTTATTTTGCCGGATTAGGGGCGCGGCCGCGGCGCGTGCGCTGGCGAGGATTGTAGCAATTCCGGCTCTAACTGTCTTCTAGCTCTTTAATCTCACGATCCTCGGCTTCTTGAGAGAATAGTTCATCTCTCTTTGATCTTCGTTGCCCCTGGATCTGATAAGCCAGTACTGGAATACCATTCCTAGCAGCCATAACAGGCTTAACCTTATTATTTTGAACTAACTGCTCTACAGCTTTAATCAAACTATCCGAAATTTCTTTTTCAGGATCTTCCTCGAAGATGGTAGCTATCTCCCGCATCGTAAGACATTTAGTCTCACTCTTGGCAATAGCTTTTTCTACTTTACCTAGCGGAATAGCTATAATATTCCGCCGCTCATAGTCTCGAACCAAAGTACACCCCCTGCAAGCGCTTGCGTTTATTCTTCAACATCGGATTCTATGGATCGAACCTTAATCTCAGGCTTACCAGGCCTTGTTAATCTTTTTTGCTTCAATAGATCGTGTATTTCTTTCTCTATCTTAGTTTCAGGTTCTGCTTCTAGGAATTTCTCTACAGCCGCTCCGCGCTCTTTATACTCAATACGAAATAGTTGAGCGCCTATTGAGGGATAGGTCGAATCAATGTACGCCGGAGTCTTGATCTTCTCAATATCCTCGTAGCTTACATTAGTTCTAGGTTTAATTACAATCTTATCTGTTTTACCGTGCAATTCAATCTTATCTTCAGTATCAGAAGTAAGATTCATCATACATTCAATTAGTTTTTCTTCCTTTTGAGCTAATGCAAATCTCTCCCGCAACACTTCTGAATAATTGTCGCTGAGGTATTGTACATACTCTTCCTTTGATTGAAATTCTTCTCCATCAATGCCTTCGTAGTTAGCCATCGATAATCTCCTTGTTAAATTCACCCGCCACAATCAATTGATTGATATAATTATTTTCAAACTCTTTAAGAAATTCTCTATCGGAGCATGTTACTTTAGCAATCTCCCCAGGTTCCTCGGACATATCTCGAATTACGATAAATCTACCATCTATCATACCACGAGCATATTCATCCCGCATCTTGCTTGGATGCACATGCAGTGTTGATCCGTATATACTTTTACATATTTCTTTAATTATTTCAAGATGTTTTACTTGCACTATCATCATCACCACCTAAACTTTTTTTATCTAATTTAGCACCATCAGTAAGATTTTTAACTAAACCACAGCGAGCTAATCTGACTAGCTCAAAACTAAAGTTTGCTGGCAGTCCTAAATCTTTTTTAGTTTTTAGTACTTTATCAATAGCATCTAACAACCATTGATCTTGTTTTCTAAAAGAGATAAATCTTTTTCTTTTATGCCCTTTGCCATCATATTCTTTTGTCGGTACTTTGCCGCTTGTCGGAGATTCATAAGTAGCCAGCGCATGAGATAAAATGTTTACTATGATAAACCCATCCGTAAGGCGAGCGCCCTCCTCTTCCCCCGCCTTACGGATAAATTCGATAGCATCAAATATCCATAGCTTATCCTCCGGAATCCATACACAGAGTCTTCGTCCTGACATTAGCCGCTCCTTACGAGCTTTCAGTTGTCCGAGCAATGATTCGGGTAATCAAAGTACGCATGTTAGTAATCAACGTCTCGATATCGGTAAACTTGACGTAATGCTTGTACATCTTACTAGAATCCACTGCGTCGATAGCTACCTGCATCATGTAAATTCCACGCTTCTCAGCTTTCCGTACCTCCTCAGCAGTTTGATTAATAGCATCCCGACCACCATACGCCCGCCCCTGCGGATCACCGTCGCTAAGTACGATCATCATACGATTAGTATTAACCGTATTTTCAATGAACATATCCGCAGCGGTCTTGATTGCGATGTGATCGTAATTCTCCGCCATTTGCTCACCGTAATTACTGATGGCCTCAATGTGCGGATTTTTCTTGCCATAAAGATACTTTACCAAATTATCTTGATGGGATTCTCCGGTACTGGTGAAGGAGTAAATTTCAAGCTCTATTCCTTTAACGCCTTTCAAAGCTTCCGCAATCAACACCGATGTAAGTAAAGCAGTGTTAGCTTTTGTCTTATACCCTCCGCGAAGATGGATACCTTCCATCGATCCCGACTCGTCGAGCAATAAGCATAGAGCCAGGCCTCGATCGACCTTAACTTCAGTCCGAGTAAAAATCTTGTCGGTGTTGATCGCCGTACCAAGGCGTCGGCGATGCAGCCGCCCCTCAGTCAGCTCATTGATGTGATGGACGCGAGTACCTAATCGAAATGAGAATACGGATTTCATCCGAGCCACGTGCGGCTTAACCATATCGTGTACTACAGAATGAATTGCAGATGCTCTATCATTTACGCGCGGGTGGGTAATAACTGTTCGGCGCTTAGCGTATCGATCATGGCCAGAAGACCATTCAGAGCCTAACTCCATTCGATCGCCAACAATCTTAGCTACTTCTTTGGTTTCTTCGACCGAAAGATCTTCTTCGTGCTTTTCGACTTTCTCAAACATACGGATAACGTCGAGAACTCCGAATCGATCTTCTCGCTTCTCTTCTAACTCTTTCTCAAGAGCATCGATTGCGGCTTTCTCTTCCTCGATCGTATCCAACCGATCAGTGCCTTCCCGTTTTTCGAGATCCTCTATTTTGTCCTCAGTGACTTCATGAGCGCGACTTTCCAAGGCTTTTCGGAGTCTAGATAACTCCCCCTTAGCCTTCATATACTCATTATCTTCCTCTGAGGCTTTGTCTTGCTTATCCAGCCTAATTTTAATGGCTTTCTTGAGCAGTTCTTCCAACTCTTCCGGAGTGCAATCGATTGCATCTCCGCCGGAGGAACCTCCGATGAAGATAATCGGAACACCTCCACCCTTCTCCATTAAATCCTTAGCCATCTCTTCGATGCATTTATCTTTCTCTTCTTCCTCCTTCATGTAATCCGGATAGATCTTAGCAAGAAGCTCCATCAGCTTCTTACCGTACTCCTCTATCTGATCCTCATCGGCCGCATAGGAGTGAAGAATGTTACGTACTTCTTCAAAAACATTTACTCCTCCGACCGTAAGCCACTTACGCATACTATCCGAAAGTAAGTGCGGAGCGCGGATAGTCAAGAATATGATATCATTGACTTTATCCAAGTCCGGCAACTCGTCGAATTGCTCCGCCTTACGGCGTAACCCATACATGTGGATAATAGCCATCTTCGCGGCATGAGTGTACAGGTAAAAGCCAGGCGAATCCTCACCCACTAATGTTTCAATTCGCTCATCTTCCAGCAATCCTTCCCACACCCAACGAATACCTTTAAGCTCGCCACGCACCATGCGAGTAAAGGCATTTCTCGTATGCTTAATGTGACTCGCTTCATGCAACCCAATACCGCAGTACACGTCGATAATGGATTCCGCCGGAACTTTCTCGTAGATACTCTTATCAAGTACAATCTTAGGCCGACGGAATGATCCGATATCTTCAAAACAGGCAGTACCGGCGTACTTACCCAAAGTTTTAAATGAGATTTTCGTATCTTTGGGTACACCGTGAATACGCAGCATATTCTTCACAGCGTGCCGAATTTCGATCAAATCCTGAGCCACCGCAGCCGGCGTAGTCTTTCGCGTAACAGGACGACTGCGCCACACTTCAGAAAGACCGTGCGTTCTAATCGCTTGGTCATTCTCGTAGGAAGCGCGAGCCACGGCATCGTAGTGATCCCCACGTCCATCCGACACATCAGGAATAGGCGGGAATACTTCAGTCCAGGATACTCCCCGAACTTCGTCAAGATCATCGTCTTCGTAAACACTGGATTCCATGTCCAACATTTTACTTCCCCACTTCCTTCTGGATGATTTGAGCGATCTGCGCCCGTTCCGATGCATCACCGCCGCTGGAGGAGAATTGATTCTGAACATTGAATTTCAAAGCATTCGCAATGCTAAACCCATCTGCGATCTGCTGAGCAGCTTCGATCAACATTGCCGTACTAACAGATATGGAGAACTCTTGATTCTTCCACATCTCACGCTGCGTCTCAGCGATGTTCACCAATTTCTTGGCTACATCCATTTTGATCTTGGTACGAGCCATCAAGATCCTGATTTCACTTTCCTTCGGAGGATAGTAAACCTCGACCACACTAAACCGTCGAACCAATGCAGGATCTAACGCCTCGGTCCCCGTATACTCCATGCCAATGTTGGCAGTAGCAATGAAGTTCACTGTATCACTACGTTCAACCTTAACCGCGTCTTCGGATTCGTCAAGAGCGAGGTATCGTTGACGATCCAACAGCGGAAGCAGAATATTGTACGCCTCCGCCCTAGCTCTCGAAAGTTCGTCCAAGAGAATGCAAACGTTTGCATCCTTAATCGATCGAACAAACCGAGACTCTTGGAACCAAGTCCCCTTCTCTTTATTGAAGTGAGTATTGCCGATAAGAGAAGTTCTCGGCTCTGACATAGCCCCCATGTTAAAAGCTTCGACACGCTTGTCCATAGCCTTCGCGAGTTGATACACTACCTCACTCTTACCGGCTCCAGATGGTCCAACGAGCAGAACACTGCTGCCCTTGCTCGCCGAATAAGCCAATTGCTCCCACACGTCCTTATCCACGTAAAATTCATTCGGGTCAGGACGCTTAACGTCCCGCCACGTAATAATCTTAGCCGCTCCCGATTCGACGGGCTTAGGCGGCTCTACCGGAGTTTCCTTAGTGGGTTCGGCAATGCGATACTTCGATCGCACTCCAAGAACAATCCCATCAGCCAAGTTTTTGCGTTTATGATCGGCTACCACGAACTGCTCATAAAGAGCTTTCGGGTTGATGGCACCGTGGGCGGTCAAATCCGCTGAAGAGGGGTTCTTCAATAGTGCCATGTTCAATGCGTAGGCACTAAGGTCGCCTACGTCTTCGGAGATTTGTTTCAACTCCCATGAATCCATGTCATCCTTCTTCTGAATGACAACGTATACATGGGCGAATGGCTTTTCCTCTGGATCAAATACATTGATGGGATCAACCGTCCGCTCACTGAGCAGAGCCAAGACCTTAGTACATCCCACCTTAAGAGGAGTAGCGTGATGACAGTTGCGTCCCGTCTTAAACGAGACACAATTGCATGTCACCTGCCCCCGTAATCCTTCGGGTTTCAGGTAATTAACTTTGTATTTACCAGCAATTTGGAGATTGCTGGATGCGTAAACTGCCACTTCCGTGGGCGACACTTTGAATAGGAAGTTTACAGTCTTTTTAAGACTATCCGTTGACGCCATTTTTCCCTCCGCTGGTAGTTTGGTAGGTGATTAAAGATATTATAGCAAGTTCGACTAATTATTCAACCGGCTTAGGATTAAATTTTACGATAAATAGACATGCCCCCGGATCTTCCGTAATACTCCAGCATATCCTATCCAGGTTTTTAGGCGGAACAGCCTTAGACGTAATCTGTACCAGATTGGTATTGTCTACGTATGGAGCATCTTCTACATTTAGATTATGAATACTACCTACAGCCGTAATAATCTGTAAACACTTATTTTTAACACTCTCTCCTGAAATGCCTCTATCTGTTAAAGGTACTCCCCGCAACATTTTTAAATGCTTACATAATCCTCCTACCTTCATCCACGAGAAACATGAACACTGGAAATCACCTGTAATTAAGTAGATCTTAAATTCAGGCTTTTTACTATTCATGACAATCTTACGACATTCATATCCCAAATCAGTCTTCTTGAAAAAGTAGACGGGGAACGAGACAACTTTATACATCTGCTCTATTAAGGAATTTTTCATATAAATCTCGAAGATGTGTATAGAGGAGTGCAAACGCTTGCACCGAGACAGGTTCTCTGCCTCGGTGCATGTTGTGTCATTTAACCTGCCTATTGATTAGGCTTCGACGACACCGGTATCTTCAGTCGCTCCGGCAACCGGAGTCAGTTCGGCCGCAGCCGCCTCCGCCAACGACTTGTAACGGTCGTCGTAGGAAACGATATCGAGCTTCACGCCGTAAGCGCGTTCGATCATCGCGATATTATGCGACAACTTGGCGGACGCTCCTTCCGCACCCGTACCCATGCTGCCCGCGATGTAGTCGGAACAAATGAGAAACAAACACTGGCCGGGCTTATCCGACCCCGACATGCTTTCGGCCAGCTTCAAGGCCGAATTGACCGTCTCCAACTGTTCCGCAGTCAGATTGACGGAGAACTTCTTAAACGTGTCCGGTTCCTTATCGGAAACCGTACCCGTTCCCGCCGCCTTCGCCGGCTTCATGGCTTTCGCCATTTCCGTCACATCGCGGGCGGACATGCCCTCGATGCGGGAGAGCATCTCCTTATAATTGTCTTTGTTCAGGTGAGGGAGCATATCCTTCACCTTCGACCACTGAATGGTCTGAAGTTCGTCGATGGGAATTTGAAGCTGCAACACCAGCTTCTCATAGATCGACTTGAGGTACTGGGCCTTACGCTTGGCGATGTTCAACTCCGTCTCGGAGTATTCATCGAACGAGCGGTACGGCCGCGTCTCACCCGTACCTTCATCCGTCGTGGTCCAATACTTCCAATACTCATTGGCGGAGACTTCGTAGAGAAGTTCGCCATTGACGATAGTAAGAGTATCCTCGAACCGCTGGACACTCTTCAAATTCTGACGAATCGCTTCACGGCGTTCCTCGACCGGCATATCCGGACGAAGACTATTGGTGGACAGCCCACCGACGCGGGAGAGCAATTCAAGGGAAGTACCAGACGCCACGAACGGCTTCTTTTCTTCCGTTTCGACAACCTCGACCGCTTCGGGGGCGGCAACGGCAACCGGGGCTTCAGTGACAACTTCCGGGGTAGCAACTTCAGACATTGTAATCAAATCCTCTTAGATAGAAACTAATCGACCCATTGTAACCAAAAAACACTCTAGACTACCTTGAGACGCTTTAATTTACTTGATTGCCTCGAACTCCTTTCTAGTATGGCATGCCGTAATTTTCGGCACATTTCTTACCATATCCGTTATCAAGGGAAAAGATATCAGTTAATTCACGATGGCAGAAACAGCAACGACCGCTGTTCTTGCCGTATGCTTTAGCTATTTTAACAGGATCGGCAGCAAAAGCAACCACAAATTTAGAAATTTCCTCATTTGAGTGATGGCCGGGCATCCACTGCCCCTCGGCCGAAATATGGCCGAACCATTTATTGCGGCCGTAACCACCAGGGCTGTGGACGACGATCAAATCCTTGTACTTGCTTTTGTCGCCGCCAAGTCGGAGGATGACCTCCTCATCTCCAATCTGAAAAGTAATTTTGGGGAACTTCAAATTCTTCCCCGCAAACTCGAACATGCTTTTTACAGCATTATTTACTTTCAGTTGGATCGGCTTCGGCTTTTCCTTAGTAGAATCAACCGCCAATTTATGCATCCATGCCGTTTGGTTGGGCGACATGCGACACATGGAATATGACCGATAGAGAGATGCAGCAAATTCGTTACCTCGCATCTCACTGATGATCTTCGCTGCCTCTGCGTCACTGAAGTTCGATACGAATTTCGTAACCACGTTCCGAGAGATCACTTGCATTTCCATCGCATTCCCCTTTTTGTTCGTGCAAGCGTTTGCATTTTCCGTTTGTTTGTTTTACGCTCGCAGGGAATGTTATAGGAATTTAACATAAAGAATCAATAGAAGCAAGAAGATTTTCGGATTTTGCTCGATCTACTATAATCTGTTCAAGCATGATTGCAATACCATAAAAGTTACTCCGAATTTTTCTTACCCGAAGCTCGCATACTTCTGAGTCTTTCGTGAAACATGTACCTTGCATGGAGTCAGCAATTGGCTTATATAAGTTATCTACGTCGGGTTCTTTACCCATCAACACCCAATGCATTGTACTATAGAATATCGTATCTTTGGTCCAGGGGAATGAATAGAGAATCGTAACCCTTATATCACCATTCATCTTCGATTTTTTGTAATTCTTTTTTATATTTTCTTCAAGCTCCTTAACATACTTACGCTTTTTACTACTGGTAAACGCATGCCCTCTACCGAATGATACAGACTGTTTAGATTGTATCGGGATTTCAAATATGACAAATTCTCGTCGTACTGGAGTAACTAAAACATCAAAATTCTCAAGCATCGTTTTAGCTAGTAAACTCATCACCATTCCAATCTGCCATATTTAAGAATGCTCGATCTTTTTCGGCTTTTGCTTTCTCCACGAATCTCTTGAAGTTTATTTTTCCCCAACATTCACTTCTATGTGGGCATTCCTTTGCTCGTTTATCCATAACGCTTTTACACTTCATTGCTGATTCAGGCAGAGTTTCGTTCTTAATGGCATTCCACACTATTCTAACTTTGCGAAGGGCATCAGTCCACCATCCATCATTATAAGAGTAGTGGAACATTTTAAACTTCATCGAATCACGCTGCACATACCAAAATACTGTCGAATCTAGTCCGGTTAAACTGAGGTATATGTTATTTTGCATCTGGTAGGCGTCAGATATATCCCGCGATGTATTTAACTTTTGGAACGCATAATCCGTTACTGTTTTAATTTCTAGTAGTTTGTACCTAAAGCTAGGTGCGATAGCATGCAAGCGCTTGCATGCGATAACGATATCCGTTTTAACTAATTTAGCATTTTCCTCTAGGAATGTCAACCGATCTTTGTCCAAAAATCCGTCGTTATGGCCTCTTATCCTAAACCTAAAACTAAATAATTCTGATTCTGCGTAAGTATACGCAGTCGGTTTATCTCTAACAATAGCATGCAAAGCTTCGTCTGGATCAGGATAAAATCCTTCATGGGAATGAATTACATCACCTTTCACTATTCTATTCCACTTCCCCCACAACAATCCCATCGGACCTAAAACACGATTTTGAATATAACTGTGGGTCGATGTTCCAGTGTCCGCCAACATATTCAAAGGTAAATTGAATGTACTATCTCCAGGCTTTGCCGCCCAATAAGACAATACAAATTCCCGCGGACATAAGTAATACATTCCAGATGCGCGTAAGTAATCATGGAATGGACGCTTGTTAGGTAGAACATTAGGCCATACTTTGAAGAATTTTAACAGGTAATCATAGTCCCCCGACGGCGGTTCTTTTTTAGAATCTTCCTTCTTTGGAGAAATTAGATCATCCCAAGCCATCGACTCAACCTTCCAATCTAGCAAAGGCCGGAGATACGTCAATGATGATATTTCTTGATGGAGTACCTTCATCATTAAGCTTTGAAGTAACTACCCACACTTTCATCTTAGCTCGATTGCCGGGATATTGCCGTCTAATCGGCTTACCGTCACTACCAACAAGAGCTTTGATGTATCCAGCTTTCTCAAGAGCATACCTAGCCCACCGAATCGTATTGTGATTAGCCTTCTCATTTGGAGGATCGAATGCAGTCAAATGCATCCGTAGCTCCTCATCCGTAGCTCCTATATGCCGTTGTCCGAACGCATAATGCCCATTTTCAATATAATGGTACATCTGCGTCATTTTAAAATCGTAATGGGGGTGACTAGGTGCATACTTTGGAAGTTCCTGCGACTTTTTCTTCATCAATTCCAAAATACGCGATTTAGCATCCATTTGCATTCCCCCGGAAATATGATAGGTTTTCGTATAGATATTGTACGAACCCCGTCTAATTATTTCAAGAGCTTTTGGGGGAATTTTCCATCAATTCGGTGAAGACTTCGATGGGAATCATTACCCATTCAGGTGAAACAGTAGTGGCAATTCCTTCAATCTTAACTACCAATCCAGGTAGTTTGCCGTCTTCTCTAGCTTCCCGCGATATTTTTACTAGATCTTTTCCGGCAATCATTATACTATTGTTTTTAGTCTGCTTTGAATCTAAGAGGAAGTTACCTGCCGTTAGATCTCCCTTCATTCCAGATAAGGCTCCGGATGCAGGTCTTCGATAACCTCCCATCCTTTTAGCTAAATCCGCCTCATGCTTATTGACTACCTCTTTGATCGATTTAGTGCTACCTACTTGCAATTTACCTTTTTTCTTACCGCCGCCGATGACTACCATCCAATGTCTCCAGATGCAAACGCTTGCATTACTTTCTATCGAGGTATCCGGTTTTAGCTTTTACTACACTTCTCCAAAGACTACGATATAGTTTAGGTGATGCTTTTAGAGTTTCTTTTAATTCTTTCTGAGTAGGAAACTCATTAGTTCCGAATCTCACCGATCCTTTTTCTATTTTAATTAATCCTGTAGTTTTTCCAAAAGCCATTAACATCTCAACATTATTAATATCACCTACTTTATAGTCTTCAGCATCTCTAAGGTATAGGCGATATTTAAATTCTTCTTTTGGTGGATATGTTTTATTCTTTTTGAATGTACCGCCTAATTCTACGTATGATTTCTCAGAGTCTTTAGTATCTTCATATGTCCCGGATTTTGTCATAATGACGGTAGACGCCGCAAAATTCTGACCAGTACCTCCAGGCAATACTCTAGGATCGCCCATAACTACGCCAACTTTACTGCGTATTTGATTGAGGCATATCAATGCTGGTCCTATTTGCCCTGTTTGTGATGTTTTATTTAATTGACTCTGCCATTTACGGAATGCTTTATTGTTCAATCTAGCCGCTAAACCTATCTGCCAATTTTCGGCAGAATCTTCAATTTCCTTCATAGGCACTAAGCAGGCTATCGAATCAATAACAATTAAATCGAATATGTTTTCTTCGATAGCGCTTGTAATAATATCAATAGCCTGCTCACTATTTTCTGGGCGAGAAATCATATGCTTCTCGGAGTTGAATCCATTCTTAGTGGCCCAAACCAAATCAAATGCACCTTCAGCGTCTACAAAAAGTCCGGAGCATGGTTCAAATGTATCTGGACTGACTAAATCTTGTGGTTTCTTTGTCGCATGGTCATACATTTCTATCTGAGAGAAAGCTTTAAGGCATTTAAGAGTCTTGCCCGTCGATTCATTACCAGCAAGAATATTTATTCTGCCAAAAGGCCATCCTCCGCCACTAGCACAATCTAAAGAAATAATGCCAGACGTAAATCTAGGTACAGCAAAAGCAGCTCCGCGTGCATCTCCTACTATTGAAGATTTGTAGGCATCGTTCATTTTACCTGCCCACTCTTTCTTGCGATCGTCTGGCATTATTCTTAATCCTAGTTAGAATGTTGCATCATCAGGAATAGGAGCAGCCGCATCACCGAGAGCCTTAGCAGATCTTCCTGATTTACCGCTATCTCGGAGATCTTTAATTTCGGCTACTTCCCGCAAAAGTTTATTATGTACAAATTCTTTTGCGGCTTCAAAGCATTCATCCAATTGAGGAAGAATTGTAGGCAGGGTTACACCTACAGTAACTTGGCATGACTCATAGTTATTCATGTTAATTGTCATCTTAGATTGATAATTAACATGAGCTACCGGAACTTCGTGTGCAAGCGTTTGCACCGGAATTTTATCTTCATCTTTTTCAGAAGAGATCTCAATCCCGGCATCTTTATAGACTCGCGAGATAAAAGAAACTCCCTCATAAATCTTAACTGATTCTACTGGAGAAGTCTCAGACGGTTTAACCTCTGTACTAACTTCAGTTGGAGGAGTTTCCAATTCATCGTCCGCAACTTTTCCGGGAATCATAGGAGTGACCGCAGTATCCATCATTTCGTCCGGCATATTAGATCCTTTCGTTAAATCCTAAATCTTTAAGAGATCGTTCCGTGTTTTTTGCCATTCTAATCATCGTTCCGGTTTGGAATACAGGGACTACTACAAGTAGCGATCGTTTGCCCGTTTTAGGTCGCTGTATCCTACCAACTATTTGCTCTATGTCCGATTTGGGCGTACCTAAGAATAGTGTGTCGAGTGCTGGTATATCCGTCCCCTCTCCCATCTTTTTGTATGTAGCAAGTATTATATCGCATTTAGATGCCGCAATCAAATCGGATTCCGGAATTTTTTTCCCGGCAATCGCACCTACATACAATCCTACAGATACCGGAGCATCCTTACTAAATATACGACTACGTATATCTAATATTTGCTCTATTCGATCACTAGCTAATAAGACTTTACGTTTCGCTTTTGCCGCTTCTACTAATTGAACCGACAGCCATTCATTGTATGGAGCATTTTCTGCAATTGAGTTTACAAATCTAGGAATATTTACATTCCGTCCCACACGAAACATCGAGTCATCTAAGCTGGTACTCCAAGGGATAATTTTATAATCCCCGACCAAACTATCTACACGGCACCGATGTTCAATTTGACCTATATGCCAATGCCAAATAAACTCCATATTATCGGATCGACGCCATGTAGCAGATACAGCTAATCTGTATCGAGCAGGAAATAACCCTAAAACGTATTCAAATGTCTCAGCAGGATATCTATGACCTTCATCAAAGCAAACGAACCCGAATGATTTTAAAAAATCTTTAGGGTACGAATCTCTCCGCGAATAAAGAGTCTGAGCCATAGCTATAGTTACATGTCTATGTTCATAATCCCAAGTATCCGCTTGAATATGCCCAATTCTTACTTTTGGTAGATACGTTTCAAATGTGGCTCTCCACTGTCGCATTAAATCTTCTTTATGAACAATGACGATAGTAGGAGTCGTCATTTGAGAGAATATCGAAGTAGCCATAATTGTTTTGCCGCTATTGTGGGTAACAGTGTAATCATCTAATAAATACCTACCATCCCCTGATAATTGAAATCCATAATATCGAGCCTTTGCCCTAAGCTCTACTTTAAATCCTACACTCAATACGTCTTTCTGTTGACGCCGCGGTCCACATTTTTCATGTAGCTCTTTGCATGGTATTATAGCACAATCACCACTTATAGATATTCTATAATACTGCCCAACAAAATCATTTTGACATGATTTGATGCAAGGACTTACATATGCAGCTAGTCCAACACTTCGAGCAACATAACAAATATCTTCCGATAATTGCTTAGATTTAGTAGTATAGTCATACCCACCACAGCTTAAATGACCATCCGTATCCATCAACCCTGCAAGTAATTCTAGTCTACAGGATCTACTAGATTTTTTATACGCCTCAGGAATAAATTTACTGTCTGCTCGATGTAACCATAGGTCTAGATTTTTAACTTTATCTACTACAGGATTATATCCACCGCGTCCATTACTAAAATAATAAGTTGGGCATCTTTCCCCATAATTATCATCTTTCCTAATACCTACACTATATTTATCAGACTGCTTATTAATTTCTTGAAGTATAATGTTACTTTGTGTAGTAATGCCTACACTCGCACCTAAGGTGCCATTACCAAGCAATACCCCCATAAAGTACGGCTCAAATCCAATTCGAGTTAATGCTTCCTTGGAGACATTTAAATGATCGAAATTTGTAGAAACTCTAAATAGCTTGTACTTAGCCTTAAATGATTTTGATTTTTGTATATATTCATTTACAGTTAATTCTATGGTATGCGTATTAATTTTACCATATGATTTCAATACAAGTATATGATCTCCATTAACTTCAAATGTTCGACCTTTAATAGGTTTTATAGCATACATTCTATCTACATCAGATATTAATTTTAATACTTCTCTCGGCTTACTGTCCGGCCCCATAAGAAGATCGCCGACAATGATATCTTCGACCTTTTTGATATCCCCTGAATATAGCATTATTCCTTGGCCTGCGGCATGGCATCCACACTTCGATTCTAGCAACGCTCCAAACTTTAACGATCTGTAGCATTGCACTATCTTATCTACAGCAGGACGCTGCCAAGGGTAATAATCCTGTCCCTCCGGAAATTTAAATTCCGGATAATCTATCATAGGATTATACACTGTACTATCTTCAACCAGCAGGGGGCATAACCAGGTTTGATTGGCAATACCCCATGCTCTTGGTACACCTATGTACTCTAGGCCATCCTTAGCTCGCGTAGCTGTACGAAATAACTGAATTTTCCTCGGAGCATCATAAATAGATGCTTTGCATGTAACAGTTAGTTGTTCCTTGATCTTCTTAACATTAGTTGAAGAAGTAGGAACCCAAAACATGTTACTTATGAACGGTCTCATTTACAATACTCCGAAGTGCAAGCGCTTGCCGCTTTATTTACCTTTAGCTTCTGCCCAATTATCGCCAACACTTATCGCGGATCTAAGCGGCACTTTAAGTTGCACCACGTTCTCCATGTGGTATTGAATACGTGGTATGTACTTATCGAGTTTATCTTCCTGAATTTCAAAATCTAGTTCGTCGTGAACCATATTAACCATAAATATTTCTTTAAGCCAAGTTCCCTCGGCTACCCATTCCTCACGCATCCGCACCATAGCGAGTTCAAGGATACCACAGCCGGATGCTTGAGGATTAAAGTTGATAAACTGATTCAATGCATGCTTGGCACTTGTAGCAATCTCCCGCTTGGATATGCGGCGCTTGCGTCCAAAGATATCACGCACTACCCCAGCATTGTACATTGCTGTACTACATCTATCATGCCAAGCTTTTACGCCATTGTATTCCCGCAGCCATTCATTACGAATTACATCCCATTCGCTTACACTAAGCTCCGGGTATTCTTGATTCATTCGAGTAGCTGTTGCATTATAACCTAAGGCAAAATTAGCTTTCTTACCGTTCTGTCTATCTCCCCGCAGGGCAGGTACTCGATCCGTCGTAATTTGATGCAGGTCGTCACCATGATAAAAACCACGAATTTTAGCCTCTTCGTAGCTTTTTTCCCCTCGACATACGGGACACGTTTTAGTTTTTTTATCCACATCCACAGAACGTCGTTTACATGATGGGCATTTAGTTAAGACTTTTTCATTCTCCGGAGCATTGCATTTAGGGCATGAATGCAAGATCTTTATCGATTCTCCCTCAATATTGCATGCTGTACAGAAATACTTATTAAAGGCGTCAATAAATACTTTATCTCCGGAAGCATGTCCAATTAATCTAAGCTCAATTTGAGATTCGTCAGATACGACGAATTTAAATCCCGGCCTAGCTATAAAATTTTTCCTAATACTTAACCCATCGAATATAGCAGCTAAGAAATTAGGCTGATTCTGTAAATTAGGATCAGAACACCTAGTACGTCCTGTAATGGACGTTAAATGGTATGAAGGATGGATTCTTTCGTCTTTGTCCTCCAAAGCCATTCGAGTTAGGGGTTCAATATATGTACCAATGATCTTACAAGCAGTGCGGTAATAAACAATCTTTTTACAGATTGGATATTTAGCTGCTAGTACATCCATAGCAGCCTCATCTACCTTATACCGCTTTCCCGCCTCAGTCATTGGAATACCCTTAGTAGAATATCCCAACTCCTCGAATAATCGTTTAGCTAATTGATCTCCGGAGTTAATATTCATCGGACCCAGCTCACGAAGAATTTCTTCTTCAAGCCTATCCCGAATTTCTTGATATCCCCTAAGTAGCGGGCGTACCGTACCTATATTCCATTTAATGCCCGTAAGCTCAATGTCCGCAAATACGAGAGATACTTTACAGAGGATTTTACTAAAAACCTTATAAAGATCCTGCTCCTCAAGTTTAGGCTTTGCCCAATTAAATAGCTTTAATTCTGACACAGCGTCATCTATTGCATATTCCTTAAATTCCGGAGAATCTAAACCGAATGCAATAGCCTCATCAAAGGTACGCATCCTATGCTTGAAGTAATCAAGCATGATGGCTTTCAAAGATAAATCTCTCGGATGCCGGCTATCATCTAAGAGATTTACCGCAATCATTGGGTCCGCGAAATTCTTCGGAATAGTATATAAATCTAAAATGCCTTCCTGCCTAAGACACTTAATATCATATTTACCGTTGAATGCGATGCATTGAATTTCTTCATCATTAAAGCATTCAATAGTAATTTCTCGTATTGCCGTTTTGTCTTTAATGTACTCGCTAAATTCAGTCGTAGCAAAGCTACAGCCATGCGAACTGAATGGCTTTAGGTCTACATTAAGTTTTGGATCGTGTTCAACGTCAAAGCAGAGTTGTTTCGTTCTTTTAGCAGAATCGATAAAGGTCTTAGCAATAGGCAGCATTTAATGTTACTCCGAAGAAAGAAAATAGCATAGTGCAAACGCTTGCACTATGCTACCATAATTAATTGGTAATATCAATAGGAGACGGAAGTATCCGTACCCTCTTCGCGACCGCCACCACGAGGTTCTTCGCCAGAACTACGTGACGATCCGTAAGATTTCTTACCGCTTAATTGCTCGACGATAGCTAAAATCTTCTCTTCATTGATAGCAAGATATTTGCCATAATCGAGTTCTTCGGTTCCAGATGTGATTCGATCTTCGGGGACCATTCCCATAATATCGAAGTCATCCCCAACAGAGGGGGATTTATCTGAATTACTTCGAGTAGCTTCAACCAAAGCGAAACGTAATCCAAGCCCCTTATCTCGTTGCTTGGCGTACTTCAGTTTAAGCTTCTCATTCGTATCTTTTTTGGCACAAAACAATTCATGGGTATTCTTATACACCTTACCAGTTTTCGGAGATTTATACTCCGCAGTGTTGATAATAGTGTAAAATACTCCGCGATACCTTGAATACTGATTTCTATTCAAGGCGGACCACTTGCACAGCTCACAGGGTTTATCTATATTACCGAGACATGAAACCCAGTTCTGCCAACTGCCGTTGAGCAATACTTGATGCTCAAGGATAGATATGCCTTGATCTCCTTCCGTAAGGAAAATAATCTTTGAGCTTTTTCCTTTAGGAAGCCAAAATCTGCGAACTTGTTCAGTGCGAACAACTGCATCTTTGGTAAAGTCAGTTTCAACACCCGCCGCCGTCATCCACTCAGGTCTACCAGACATATTTTAAAACCCTCTTTTTAGACTCGTTAAAGTAGTCTTTTATCATTGTTGGAGATAAATCTCCTAAATCGTCGTTTTCGGGCAGTATTACTCGCGTACCTCCCTTCAATAATTTTAAGGCTTTTTCCGCTCCCTTGTTCCCCGCTTCATCATTATCGTACCATAGATAGTTTGTTTTGTCAAGAGCTAAAATTTGATCGGCTTGATATTCCGATACCTCCGCGTGCCATGTGCAGAGTACATTTGCTTCCAAACTAACCGCGGCTTCGCGGGCGTTTATTACATCCATGAACCCTTCAGCAATGAACAATCTATGATGCTTTGGATTGAATACCTGAAATCCGCCTAGCGTCTTTCCCGCAGAAAATCCAAAGTAATTGTAGTATCTAGGTTCTACTCCTTTATCTATTGTACGTCCTACAGCTCCATATAATTGACCATCTTTACCGTAAACAGGAAATACAATCCTACGATTATGAGCATCGTATTTACATCTAAATAAAAATTCAAGATACTCCGGATTAAATTTCCTCTTTCTCTCCGCTGTTAAGTAAAATACAGCTTCCGGATAATCTTTTATACTTCCGAACCCATCTAACACGTTAGGACTTAATGGTTTTGGCGGACTCATTTTATCATCTACTGTTTTCCACTCAGCCATTGCCGTAGCTAGAATGGAGAACTTAGTCGATAGTAGTGGATTATCGCTTTCTTTTAATTTCTCCGCTAATTTTAAATGCTCATCACTTTCAGCTAATTCTCCATATGTTTCTACAAGACGGTAGATCTTGCCAGCATTTTTACATGCCCAACATCTAAATAAAGTAGGTTTAGCTGGATCATTAAAATGAATTGAAAGAGAAGGTTGATTATCTTCCCCTCTAGCGTGTGTCCACCTAGCCAAAGGACATTTGATAAGTATCTGCATGTTATTGCTAAAAGGTTTAACATTCTTTGTATCCACTCCTAAGATATTAAGAACGAAAGACAACTGCTCAAGATTTAGCATTGCTTCTTCTCTTGGCTTTACGTTCCCGCCTTCGCTGCATCTCTATCGCACGAAATACGCTATTCCGAGCTTCTTCTAAATCTTGAATCTCTGATCCTTTTTGCCGCAATCCAGCTAATAATAATTTCTTTATAGCATGTTGCCTGGCGGGACAATTACATTTATAAGCATCCAATATCTCATAAATATCAACATCAATTTCATCGTCATTTACTGACGAATGAATTTGACGCAAATATTTCTTTCCCGCATGTTCTGTTATCTTCATTTTTGATCCTTACTAGGTGCAGGCGCTTGCATTTTAGGATTTCTCATAGCTTCAAATATAGCGCGTTGTATGAAGTCAGCAGATACGGTTACTGCTAATACATTATCCCCGTCCATTAATATAGATTCATTTGGAAGTTCTTTAAGCCATTTTACAAGTTCCTGCCTATCTTTTTCGCTTTTAAAGTGATCTCTAAATTTATTCAAATCTATAGCCTTCATTAAAATGTTACTCCTGTATCTAATAGATCTTCTGGAATACCTTTATAACGCTTCTCCGCTTTAAATTCTCTGAAATTCATTTTCTTTAAATCCCAGTTTATCAGGAAGAATTTGTCAACGTGATCCCCAGTAGCTTCCCGAATCTTGAGATTATGAATTTCCATTGTATTAGTTAATCGTCGATCATCGTCTTGACGTAATCCAATTACTACGTCCGGATTAATTAACCATTCTTTACCGTACCTAACTCCCCAACGATTCATCTTAGATCCGGGCTTAGATTCTTTTCCAGTCTCATGCGAATCACCCTGCTGAGTAGTTACTACCCAGGGCACTCCGGATGCTTCCGACGCCATTTGTAATTCATTTACAATAGATACGGTGGATTCCCAATTGCCTTTACTTCTAGTTGGAGATTCAAATCTATATCCACCATCAACTACAACGATATCCGGACGATATGTATTTACTAATCTAGTTACATCTGAAACATACCGTACTGTTTTTTTATCAAATGTAAGAATATCTCCAACTTTGGCCGCAGAGTCTACGATTTTTTTACGCCATTCTTCCAACTTAGTTAGAGGCATGCTACCATCACGAATATCTCCGTATGGGATTTTATAGTGAATAGCATGTAATCGTCGTTCAACTCGTTCCACCGTCATTTCTAGTACAACGAATAAAACTTTTCTACCACGCTCCATGCAATCGTTTGCAATTACGGACGCCACCCAAGTTTTACCCGTCGAAGTCATAGCAGTAATTACGTTAAAAGATCCATTCACCCAACCTTGAGTAGTTCTATCGAGCGAATCCCACGGTGTAGGTACTCCGTCTAATCCTCCCTTGCTACTTAATTTAACGTATGTTTCGACACTCTTAATGCCATCTTTTCTGAACGATGAGGGCTTGGCCTTAGATGCGTAAGAATGTTCTGATATCAACTTTAAATGAGTATCTGCTACTAAAGCTAACGCCGCATCCGGATCTTTTCTTTCAAGTAAATCAGCAACAGTTGTTAATGTTGAGGATAACCTGGTTCCTAACGTTCGCTTACGAATTACATCGCAAATATACTTTAATTCATCTACTTCGTCGGGGAGTGATACACTAATTGACTCTAAAACTACAGATGGTGTAGGCCACGTCTTATGAACGTCTCTATACTCTGTTGCAAATTTCAGGGCTTCTAAGGCATCATCACTTATATCTTTTTCGGTGATTCCAAATTCAACAATGTCTGAGGTAATGGGGCTTGCTATTAATGATCTTACTAATCGCTTACCTATGCTATCCACTACTTAGCCTTCCTAATTCTAGCATCCGATTCCGATGCAATTACTTCTCTGAAGTTATGTCCCGATACTCGTACCGGAGTAGTTGCCTCCAATAATACTTCAGCTAAGGCTGGATACTTCTCTTTGATTGCTGCCGGAGCATGATTAGTGGTAAGAATAGTCATTAGACACTCATCAACCCTGCGGCGAATAAGTGTTTCAATTGATTGCTCTGTATACTTAATATCGTCACGAATAATCAATTCGTCAATTACCAATGCCCGCACTTTGTGCGCTCTGTCGTATACAGTGACGTTATCATCAAATGGGGTATTCTGAATAACGTATGTAGGAATATCTCTAGACGATATCCATAATCCTACTTCTCCAGCAGCCATCGCTGCTTTCAAAATAATAGCAGCTAGTGCTGATTTACCTACAGAGTAATTACCGAACAGTAATAACCCGCGAGAATCCTCGTATAGATGATCCTCAATATTTGCAACATAATTAGATACTATCTTCTTATGTTCGCATCTATCAGGAATAAGACTTAATTTAGCCCCCCAATGTTTCTGAGGAATCCGCATTCGCTCTAAATGCTGCGTAGTTAATAATACCATGTACTTCTCCTAATACTTTTACCAACCAACGTCTTTAGCTTTAGAAATTGCATCTTCGTCTGCTCGCTTACCTACGCCGTCAACGTCTTTAGGACGTTCTACCGGCACCCCGCTTACTTTCCACTTAACAATTCGATCTAGGATACTTTTAGTACATATCATGTTAAGAGTAGGTTTATCGGGCAATTTAAGTAGGTTATACATCCTAGCCCAATTCATTATGGACCAATAAATTACTTCTTTTGGGTCATCTCCGGAAAGTGTACACCAATCAATAAACCGCTTTATGTACACATACATTTTAGTAAAATCTAAATCCGGATACTCTCCATATTTTGATCTGTATGTACTTTTGAAGTAATCGATTAATTCTTTTGATCTACCTTTAGGTTCTACTAAATCCTTAAATACTTTTTCCGCAATTCCTCGTTTAGCTTCATCAGGCATCCTAGCTTTCTTAGCCGCCTCAGATGCCATTATGCGTTTACGATCTTCAATAATTTTGAGACGCATGCGTGCTACGGGGTCTAAATCTACCACCCGTTTTTCTTCTACAGTTTTCTTCTTAGGAATAAACCAAGAATCTAATCCAGTTAAAACATCACCGAGTTTATAGTAAGTATCTTTATCTTCTTTATGAAATTTAATCCACTCATGGTGAAAGAGATCGTCTAGTCGTCGTTGAACAGTAAGTAAGTTTAATTTGACCTTAGATGCAAGCGTTTGCACGTCCAATCCAGATACCAGTAATCCTTTTCCGCGAAAATACTTCGATGTAGCTGTGCTGCATACTTCTATATCCGCTCTAAGTACAGTATAAATTAAAACAGACTCCGGGTGGAGTCCATTCCAATCGTCACATACCGCTTTTGCAAATTCGGTGTTCATGTAACTATTATATCCGAATAATACCAATTAGTCAAGAAACTGATAGTATTATGCCCCGGCATTTTTCCACCTGCTGCCGTCTGGATGTTTACATCCGTAAGAATCTGTCTCCTCGTAGCGAGCTAAGTTTATCAACCCTGACTGACTTAAAGTACAATTACAGACACCACACTTCATTACTTTACCTGATAGATAAACTTTCTCACATGAGGAGCATATTTCCAGTCTTTTTCTAAGACGTTCCCGCGAAACATCTTTAGCTGTTAATAAAGCCAAAGCCACCGTATAGGTGGCTTTGATGTTCTCCAATAAACTAGCTCTCATTTATATCTTGGCCCGTCATATGAATGAGATCATCTCTAGGAGATTCAACAGTGGGTTCCATTTGAAGATCAAATTCTTTAAGTGCTGCGTCTTCTGGAAACTCATCTAATTTAATCTTATTGAATCCATGCTGAATAAAACGTTTAGACGACATGTGAATACCATGTTCACCTATATACAATCCACGATTGACAACTAAAGCAACACGGGCAAGCATAGTAGACATGAGTGCAATATTAGTCATTCCATCTTGTCCAGTCGGAGGACTGCTTAAAAATTTCTTCATCTCTTCTATCCGAGATGCTGTATTGGGGAATGGCCTATGTATGACTTGAGCCGGAGCCGTAGCTTGTATTTTATCGAAGAACTCCAATATCGATTTATGCGCTCTTTCATTGTATGCACTTTTAAGAAATAAAAGTTCATACTCATACATAATAGACTTTATCTTATCCCATGCAACTTTAGTCATAAGATAACCCCACATATTGGTATATGTAGCTTTTACCTTACTCCTATTCCGCATTTTATCTTCAAGAGACATGGTATTAAAATTCCATCCCTGTACCATGCCTATATTGTCGTAGTTAGCATTCGCCCAATCCATCAACCGACTAACTAATTTGAGGTAACTCTTAGATACAATCATATCATCTTCAAATATAAAGGCACGATCATATCCTAGATTATCGAATAGCTGTCTGCGTGCATCGATGATGTTTCGTCCACAGCCTATATTAGTTTTTCTTTTTACAGTTATTATTCCCGGCAGTATGGAACTAGCTTTGACTACTTGATCTTCTTGAACTGAGGGATCGCCGCCGTGATCTAGGAAAAGAAATTTAGGGTATTCTTTTATAGACTCGTTAGCTGCAAGCGCTTGCATAGTACGAACTAGGTAGTCCGGACGATCGCAAGCAACGATACCTATGGCAGTAGTATTGGCCGGCAATAATTTTACGTCTATCATAGTAGACAGATCGTACTCTTCCGGCTTCCATTGCACAATAGGAGCAGATTCTTCTACAATTTCCTCTTTATTGGGATTTCTTAATCGAGTAGTTTGGGGAAGAGATAAACGTTGTTTCTCAAATTTATTGGTATCTGCTAGTATTTTCCAAATTTCTCGTTCTGGCGGATTATCTAAAACTAAGGTGCATGTACCATTAGTTCCGCGTTGCTTACCTTTCCAAGATCCATCATCGTTAAGGAAAAAGTAGTTAGTTAAGGTGCCACCACGCATAAATCTTAACTGAAGTTTGCGAGTAGTTTTATCATAAACTACATGCCAAAAATCAAATTCGCCGTCGGCACGTTTTCCAAATTTACCATCTTCAAGTAACCATATGACTCTGACAGGTTCAATTGGTGGAGTGTATTTATATCGGCACGCTTTAATCATTTCATTAGTAATAGCTTCTATTTGATATTCGTACATAATAATCTCCTACGTTTCTATCGGAAAATAAACTTGAGAGTAGTCTCTTCCGCCGTCTCTATTCATTAACTCGGCTTCTATTTTAAATTGAGCGGATACTGTAGACATTTCTTGATGACGGCCTATATCTACATACCTATTTGAATCCACTATATCACAAGGAAATGGAGCCATTCCAGCTCGAATACATCTTTCAGAAAAATTGATATGCTCGTATCCCCATTTAGCTGGAAGTATCTTAAAACCACCTACATTTTTTATTACACTCTCAGTTACAGCTAATAGTGGGCCATTCCATTTATTTGTTCGTGCTATTTCGTATCCATTTACTTTTACTATATTTCTACGCATTTCCGGATCATAGAAATCTGAAGACCACGAGAAATGCTGTATGCCTGTTCTTTGATAAGCCTCTCTATACTTAAAATACCAACCAGGTCTAAATTCAATATCATCGTCAGCTAAGAATCCAATATCGAATCTCTCTGATCGCATCAAACAAAGGCAGGTATTTTTAGTTCGAGCTATTCCGCCATTCTCTTGTCGAAAATGTACCTCATATGGCAATTTATTTAAATATCTAATAAAACTGAGATTTCTACTTCCATCGTCTACTATTACTACTCGTCCGTCAAATTCAGTATTCTGAAGACTTTTTAATATTGTTCTTAATCGTGCAGCCAATGCTGGATTATTACCAACATAAGTGGAAATTGCTAAACAGGATCTCATGTAATACTCGGTGGAGGGTTACGTGGATCTATCGTTACATACTCATATGAAGCAAGGCCGTATTCTTCAAATGATTCTACGGTTAATTGCATTTTAGCCGACTTAACATCAGAGTTAATCGATATCTCCGAAAGAAGGCCGGTTATCGTAGTTCCATACTTAGTTACAAATTGAACTACTTGATTTACCTGCAAACATGGAAGATATTCAGTATTTAATCTCCATGTATGTCGCTGCATCTTAAATTCTTCGAATCGCCGCTTCGCTAAATCTACCAATATATCAGGATCGAAGACATAAAGATTTTCAAATTCTTCCTGAATAACTCCAAATTCAGCTACTAATTGATTGTCCGTTACAACAGCTTCTATCTGGATAGGTTCATTTTCGTCTGAATTTTTATCCTTATTTATTATGCGTCTATTACGTTTTCTAGGAGAAGCGGCTAACTCCGCAGAGAAGTTACTAAAAGCACTATCTTGATTTCTTTGAATATCTGTTATCTTGTTACTTTGAGCATTAGCAGATTCAAGCTCATAGTCGGGCTTACGTCTTCCAGTTAATTCAAATCGAACACTCTGATTACCTTCTCCCATATATGGAGTAGCATTACCTTTAACAACAGCATCTATTCCGCCGCCTTTTTTACGAACACGTTTAATGTAATCAAACGATCCGTCAAGAGATGCTGCAAGTTGGGCCGCTTTTAATTCATTTTCGTCACCTAACAGACCTCTAAGCTTTACTTCAATATCCGGTTGCTTAATTCCATTTGTAACACACTGAACATGTCCGCCACCGGGATCAAGCATTAAAGGTTGTTCACCTTGTTCATATTTAGATACAAATGCTCCGCGAACTCTTAATCTACTAGGTCCAATAATATCTGATTTAGTTATATTGTGGGCCTGAATAGCTTCCGGAGGAATTACATGATCCACAGAACTTGCAGATGTTTTCCATGCTTCAGATACTAATATGCCGTTGGTTTGTACAAAAAATTCTTTCTTGCAAGCGCTTGCAAGCTGCTTCAACTCTTCTAAGATATTTGTCCCGTTTACAACACCATAGAAAAGAATAGTAGTGGTCTCAAAATCAAATAAAGCTTCCGGTATCCCACCAAAAACTTTAGCTACGTCAGCCATAACGAAATCATTAGTAGCTAGATATTGGTAGCTGCCAACTGGTTTTTTAGCTAACTGAGCATAATAAGATTTTAACTTCAATGTTACATTATCGTTAGATACATCATCCGAATAATCAATATCAACTATTACGCCGGACAACCAATTACGAGTACCTTTAAAGCAGGTATCTATTGTTCCTCCCGTTTCAAAGGCATCTGCTCCTATCTCTACCGAAAGAGGTGTCCAGCGTAATTCATCATGATATTTATTATCTATGTTGATTAGATTGACAGTACCGCCATAGTTACCACCCAAAGAACACTGAGCAGATAGTGATACTATATCAGTAGATGCTATGACGGGTACGGTCATTTTTTCATTCCTACTAATCCGGGAGGGATGTAAGAAGTATCGTCCCCGGATTCCCATATTTCATGGGAGAAAAATTGCAAGCCTTGATCTTTTATCAATTTCTCCATATCAAATCGCCGCTTCATTCCACGACTTTCTAGATAAGAAGAAATCCATTCTACATCCTCGATAACAGTATTACGAATATATAAGTGATCGAAGCGAATAAACAAGACTTTATAGAGTGTACTGATTTCATCCAATAGATCAGTCTTATCTTGCTTATCCTCATATAGATCAATTATATCCGTAGCTACTCCAACATGTGCTGGTTTGTTTTCATCATCTATTAAATGATTAGTTCGTGCCGTAATCGCAGATGACTCATCTACCGATGCTCTTATTTTAAATCCCAACTCAAGACACAACTCAATAAATTTTGAATCTTGGGCATCTATCTCGAATATGGTCTTATCGGGATAAGACAACTTAATAGCTAAAGCTAAATCCCTAACGGCTTGATATCTTTTTATCCCGGCCGTATGTCCAAATCTATGATTAGTATACTCTTTAAGCCTATTAAACTTAGATACTGTTTCCTGTATTAACTTATTCCACTGCGCTATTATTTTCTTTGACCCAAAATTATCTACAACGTGAAGGTAATCACTAAAGGCTGTTTTTTCCGCTTCATCCTTATATTCATTAAAATTGATAGTACGATTAATCATCGCATCAACATCAGGAACCGCCCAAAGTGCATCCCTATCAAATTCTAAGAATGCAGGGAGAGTCAATGCATCAGAGTCTTTCGAGAACAACTCAGGAATATTCGTAACTTTATTAACGATTTGAGTGCAACCGCTTGCACCTGCTTTTTTAATGATACGGCGACCACCGAGATCTACACAATAGCTATTA